TGGTTTCTTTACACCATACTTTTATTTGAGCTGGTATTTTTCTTTTGTTCATTATATCTCTCATTTCATCACCTATTTTTTTTCCAGCTATTAAACACTCTTCTAATTGTGTGTAATATTTTTGATCTGTAAATTGGAAGCATTCGATTGTTGGAATGCAAAGCACTCCTACTAATAAGTAGATTTTGAACATTGATGTTTTTATTAAAATTCATTTTGAAAGCTAGGCGGATATTTCACCGCCTAACTTATTGTCTTTGTTGTTTACTGATTAATTAACAACGTATTGGATGTTGAAAGACATATCACCTTCAGTTCCACCAGCAGCTTGCATAGTTGCAGCTATATAGTAGTAACCTCCAGGATCAACGCTTGCTCCAGCCATTTCCCACATTGTCGAACCAGCTGTGTTGATGTTAGCAACTTCAAATCTTACGTCTGCCATTGCGCCAGCATCAGCCACCGCAGTTGCAAAATAATCTTCGTCTACCACCGTTCCACTAGATTGATAGATACCAACATTGAAAGTACATGAACCACCAAGCGTGTCTGATCCCACAAAAATTTGTGGAACAGTCGCATTACTTGGTATTGGTGCAAGCATAACAATATCGTTATCGTCACTATCTCCAGCCGCAACAACTATCGTACCTTGTGCTACACGAACTACTCCGTGTAAAAGTGCCGAGTTGTTTAGGACTTGAGGTGTAGCTTCGAAATTAGCTACTAATGTTGAGTTTTTAGTTCCCATATTATTTATCTATCTCCTATTACTCGTTACAAGGTATTTGAACTACTTTATCTTCTTCCATACGAGTAGCGCCAAGATCCATACAGTAGTAAACTTGTGTACTGTAAGACTTGTCAGCTCGTTCAGAAATTTTAGCAGAAACATCTTTTCCGATAGCTAGTTTGATTGCATCTTCTGTAAATGCAAAAACTAATCTGTCAGACGTATATGTACTGTCTAAGTTCAATCTTGTTGACATTATAAAATTAAACCCAAGAAAACTGTCTACTTGACCCATAGCTAAAGCTTTAACTGTATTATAGTCAGAGCTAGAAACTTCTGTAGTTCCAAGTAAATCTTGAATTTGTTTCGGACCACAACAAACAAATCTCTTCAGAGAAGGATCTACGTCGTTGTTGTCCAATATGTATTTAGCACTTCTAAGTTTTGCAATAGTCAAACCGTCTGATTGGTCTGATGTTGCAGTCTTTTGTGTGCTTGGAAGAGCTGTTGCAGTTCCCCCAGCTACGCCAGTATCAGCTGAAGCATTCATAGCAGTAATGATGACATCATCTATACTTCTATTCATTGCAGCAGCAGCCGCTCTTGCGTATGTGCTAGTCGGATCAATTAATGCACGAACTTTGTCCGCATCGTCAATTAGATCTCCCCATTCGTAAGAGGATAAAGATACTCTACGTCTTGAATGTGGCGTATCAATTTGGGGGGTATCGCTATGTCTACTCGTTTTTAATTGAGCAGCCGTAACTCCGATTTGATCGAAGAAAGCGTTTTTGCCTCTTACTGATTCCACATCAACAGCAGATCGTAACTTTGATCCTGTTTGTTGTGCTAGCATCGACACATTAGCCGAATACTGCTCAACAAAACTAGTTGTTATATTTACACTCATGGTAATATTAACTCCTTAGGTTGATTGTTAAACAAAATTTTCGGTTGATTTTCCTATTAAGGATCGATCCTCAATTTTACATCTTGTCGATGTTAGTCTTTCCTAATGTCAACAAAGGTCTTGCGATTATCTTTGTTTTTCACTTTACTTGCGTAAAGCAAAATCTTTATTCAACATCCTGTTCGTTATTCTTTTTACGAATTAAGCCTTGTACTTCTTCGACTACATCAGCATGACTAGGATGTTTCTTATCCCAATATGCTGAACCAGGTTGTTGTAGACTTGCTATTTGTCTGTTGATTTCTTTTTCACTCATATAAGCAGGAGCATCACCTTTGATGATGTTATCTTCTGACATTTGAGCAGCTAAATCAGCAAACGCTTTAACAACAGTTGGATTATCTCCAAGCTTACTTCCGTCTTGTAAAAGAGTATTATTTAAAAACTCATTACCTAATGTTGATGTTGCTAACTTTTTAGCAGCCGTTATTCTATCGTTAAAAGTTGAGCCAAATTCTTTTCTTAAACTTTTCTCAGCTTCTGTGCGTGCAGCTTCAGCTTGGTTATTCGCTTCAGTTTCCGAAACACCTGCAAGATCATTATAATATTTAATAATGCCTTCAGCTTGTTTTGGTAATAAGCCTAACTTATGAGCTTCTGTGCTAAACGCTTTTAATGAGTTCTCATCTAACTTAGCTTCTTTAGGTAAATTATATTCGTACCCATCTGGACTTGATGGCTTGCCTAACTTTTCATAAACAGCATTCCAATCTTCATCGGTAGCATATTTATTAGGTATAGGTATTTTATCTGAACCCACTAACTTTTGTGAATGCAGGTAAGACTTAACAAAACCATCCATGTCCTGAAAGTTTTGTAATGCTTTTTCTTCTTTGTAAGCGTCAGGTATCAAAGATTTAAAATCGACCTTTGGTACTTCTGCTTGCGATTGATCTGTAGACAATGTTGTAGTTGTCTGCACATCAGGTTGAGTAGGTTGAACATTGTCAACCGTTTCAGTTGTCTGATCCATAGATTACTCCTTTTTAGTGATCATATTTTTTATAAATACGAGAACGCTTCTTTGACCTTCAAGGAAGGCGCTCTCATGACTGTTTGATTTATCATGAGTAGTCACAAACTCATGGCATCGTTTTTCAAGATCAGAAAGAATATTTTTTCCTTCATCTGTTGAGAAACAAATTTTGTAGTCTTTAATAAGTTTTAATAAATTTTTATTGCTGTTTTGTTGTGTCATTTAAAGTTTGCACCATTGGTGCTGCATCTTTGGCAACTTGTGCTTCTTGCATGGCTTGTTGCATTTGAGCTTGTTCTGCTTGTTGTGCTTGACGTTCAGCTCTTAACTCTTCTACTTCCGTATCAGACTTAATCATTTTAGCTGGTAAACCTAATGTTTTAATAATTTGTTTAACTAAACCTTTGTCATCAATATAATCCATAACAGGTGTCATTTGAGATATTGATCCAAAGATTTCCATACCTCTCATAATAGAACTTAACTCTTGTCCTTTTTGAGCTAATGCCATTGGAGATACATATTCAACATCAACTTCTTGACCTTGTAAAATTTTAGGTGGTTGAGCAAATAAATTATTTCTTAACATGATACTAAATATTCTAATAATTAATGGTTGTAGTAATTCTGATTGAAGTCTACCCATAACTGGTCCAAGTATTCTCATCTTCTCTTCGTTTCTCTGCATCACTTCTGTTGCAGTCATCGTTCTATTTTCTTGGATCAATAGTTGGTCAACATGAAAAGTACGAGCAATCGATTGTCTACGTTGCTCTTCCATATTTAATCCTAATGGATTATTAGCACCAATGTTTAATGGTTCAATTCTATCTCTACTTCCTGCTCTATAAAAATTTAAAGATCCTGGAGCCGTTCTAATTGGAAGGATCATACTATCGTCAGGAATTAATAACGGTGGATCAATTTGTTTAGCCGCAGCTTTCAATTGGATCTCAACCATTTTATTTAAAACTTTAACATCAGGAAGAGCAGCCATTGCTGGAGATCTTCCATAAATTTCATTTGATGCTTTTAAATATCTTGGAACAACATAAGGAAATTCTCTAAAGCCACCTTGAGAAATTACATGATCTTGATTGTATTCAAAGTATGCACTCATAAAAGGCATATTTGATTTATCTAATTTCTTTGAATCATACATTTCACGAGGTTTAACTACATGACAAAGTTCAACATCATCAAAAGGAGCGTTCTTATAAATGTTTTGTATTGTTCTACTTAAATTCTCTAAGCCAAATTTTTCTACAGCAGCCTTTGCAGTAATTTTAAATCTTCTATAAATACAATTAACCATTCCTCTTGCATCTTCAGAAATATAAATTTCTTTTATATGTCTTGAGGAAAATCTAATAATATCATTTGTATCTTCTTCTATGTAAAGACAAGCTGTGCCAAAACAAACTAGGTCATGATAGGCTTCAAATATCTCTTGTTGAAAATTAGATCTAGCAAATGCCAGATACATTTTATCGGTACTATCTTCTAACCATTCTTTAGCCGTATCATCTTCATTAACTAATGCTTCTTTAAATCTTAAATCAAACCAACGATTAGCAGAGGAGGTAAGCATTCCATGTAAAGAACTAGATAATAATTCTAAGGAATGAATAGCTGAACTATCAAAAACTTGAATATTTCTTTTATTGCCTTTAGTTCTTTCTGTATTAACATCTGATTTTCTCGTTAAAAAATAATCAGATACCTCCTGCCAATGTTCTTCCCAGCTCGATCTTTTTTGAATTAGTTGATCTAAGCTA